GGAAAATAAAAGGAGAAGAAATGAGTGTTCAAGACTTTGGAGATTACCTTGAAGCCCGTTGGGAGCAAATTGGATTAGAAATTATTAAGAAGCAAGAAATTTAACGTTCATTAAAAATTAAGATTATGAAAGAAGAAAAGGAAATAGGATTACTTGAAACAAAAGAGAATCAAGACCATTATTTCAAAACACACCTTGTTTTTGGAATTAAAGGTCAAAACGCATTAAGTGTATCTCAATGCTTTACATTTGAAAAGATGTATAAATATTGGGATAAGTGGAATGTTAGATTAGGAGTTTGGCTAATTAATCGAACCAAGTTTAAATAACGTTCATAAAAATAACAACTAAAAACTAACGAAATGGATTTAAAAGAGCAAGTTGTAAAAATGATGCAAGACACAAATCAAAAGTATTGGGATAAATACCCAAACGAAAAAGCAACAGAAACAACGCAAGAGCAAAAAGACTTTATTGATAAACTTGACAAACAACTTGCAACCGATTTAATTGACCACATTACAAGAGAGGTTTTAAAGAATTGGGAGCAACACGGAATTATTTAAACCTTGAGATTATGGCAAACATTATAGTATTAGAAAGCAATTCAAAAAAACATAATTTAAAAATTTTTGATGACGAGTCAAAGGCAAATGAATATTGCAGTATAGTTAATGAAATCTTAATTAAAATTAATGAATCCAAGGAACAGGAAAAAGAATGGGTTGTTTATAGAGAAGAATTTTCAATTGAATATTAAACCTTGGTATAATTATGAAAAAATTAAGCACAGATAGACAAATAATTTTGATAGCGGTAGGATATTTAGCTTCACTCGTTCAAAACCAAACCAAAAAATAAAATACGTTCATAAAAATTACAAGATGAAAATAGAAATATCACAAGGAGAATTAGCAAAGATTATAAACAATATCAAATTAGAAATAGTTGAAGAAGTAGAAAATTATTTGATTGATTGCGAACCATTAGAAAAAGATAATGGTTGTGTTGGTGTAGAAAGTGAACATTTGCTTGATTCTATAAAAGAATTTCAACCAAGCCACAAATCAATAACAGTATTATAATACGTTAATTTTAAAACAGAGAAATTATGAAACTAAAAGATGAAAAAATTTGGAATGAATATGTAGAAAAAAACCAAGATGCCTATGGCGGTGCTTGTGTTAAAGTCGCTCAAAGAGTAATGGAATTGCTTGAAAAGGATGACACGCCCCTTAAAAATGGTTACCATCCAGATATACATACGGCACATGGACTAATTTGTAAAGCGGATAAAGATATTAACGCAGGTGGTATAACAGGTTTTATGGCAGGTGCAGTAGCACAAATGGTTTTTCAATGTCATGAAAGAGGGGATGAATTTAGAAAAAGCCATAACGGAGATGTTGAAACGGATGGAGTTGTTAATCATGCTTTATTGACTATAAGCAAAAAATAACCTTCGGTAGAATTACCAACTAAAACAAAAGAAAATGAAAAACATACCCACAGATGAAGATATTAGAAAATTAAATCTAACAATTGCAGAAACCAAAATGGTAGGCGTAAAAGATTTATACAAAGTTGCAAAAGCAAATGCAGACATAAGAGAAAGTTCAGTTGTTGAAATTAAAGATTTGCAAGTAATGGCAGAACAAATAGAATTAACTTACAAAAAGGATATTTAAACCTTGGTAAAAAATGCGGTTGTAGGTAGCGTCAATGCATGGACGTGGACAAATGGGGTTCGATTCCCCGCAATCGCCAAATTAAAACAAATACCTTCGTATTATGGTAAGAGATAAAGTAAAAGTTTACGATGAATTTTGCAAAAGCAATAATTGTAAAGAATTTGTTGAATGGTCATTTGGTCATGGAGATTGTAGTAGTTGCAAGTTAATAGGTCAAAGCTATAATGTAACTGAATATCCAAAAGACTGTTTCCATTTAGAAGAAATTAAAAATTACGAATCAAAATAACGTTGGTATTATGGAAACTACAATAGTTAGAAAAAACTTAATGACAGATGGAAGTTATAGACCATATTGCGGTGCTAATAATTGCAAGGTTGGAATGTTAAGAACCCGATGGAATGGAGAGCAATTTTATTGCAGTTGTGGTTGGGTTTCTGAATTTCCAAAAGAATTTATTGATAGGTACAAAACAAAACACGGTATTAAATAACGTTCATAAAAATTACAACTATGCACAAATCAGAATTAAAGCTAATTAAAGAAGCATTACAAGAAAAGTTAATGCGTAGCACAGATGAAGCAAAAGATAGCGAAATAGCAATGCTACTATCTAAAATTGAGGGTAAATTAGTAGAACCTGCATACGAGGTTTATTCAAGAGAGGAATGTGTATTTCATTATTGCCCTACTGAAAAACTTTGTAAAGAGAAAAATAAATGTATCAACGTTACATAAAACCGTTCATAAAAATTACAGATATGGAAACAGCAAAAGAGTTATTAAAAGAGTTAAACATTAAAGACACTGTATTTATTAAAGATGAATGGCTGAAAGGCGGATTATCTGAAATGATGGAAAGTTATGCAAAGCAAAAATCCATTGAATTTCTTGAAAGCATAAAAGAGTATGAACGTGAAGCAGGGAAACAAATATGCTTTGACGAAAGAGAATCAGAAGAATTGTATCAAATATACATTGAAAAATAACCTTGGTTATGAAGCACAAAAAAACAAACAAACACCGTAAGAAGCATTTAAAAAAATGTATCGACAAAGCAGTAGATGAAGGATTGGAAATGCTGCAAAAGGAAATTAAAGTAGGCGATGTAATAACATTACACGAAAGGAAAAGAGATTTATTTATGAATAAAATCGGATTACTACAGGTAGAGATATTATCAATAGAAAATGATTGGGATGGTTTCGACGTTGCAGAAGTTAGATTTTTAGCAACAGGTAATAAAACAAAAATTTTAATTTAAAACGTTCGTCCAGTTGGACGGCAAAAACAATAAGAAATGAAAGCAGAATTTAAACAATGGGCAATAATGTATTTTTTAGCCCCTTTTAGTTGGAGTAAATGGATTGACATCGACACTTTTAGTTTTGGAATGTCAGCATACTTATTGCAAGCAAAAGTTAATAAAAGCACTAATGCTAAAAAGTTTAGAGTAACAAAAACGAAAAATAATTTTGGTGTAGCTGATATTGGAAATTTGAAATTAGAGAAGCTAACAGAAGCTAAATTAACTCAAGTGAGTTTGTAAATACGTTGGTTATGGAAAAACCAAGAAGGTGTTTTTCGTCTTCGAATAGCCAAAGAAATTAGCTTTAATAAACAAACAAATTTGACGTTTTAAAAGAATTATTAGTATTTTTGTAATATGAATTTACTTGATTACGATATAACAGGATTTCAGATAAGTAAAGAGTTTGAATGTTTTTGTATGGTAAAGGTAACTCAAGGAGAAAAGAAAGACCCGATAGAATCAGAGCTATTAGCAATAGAAAAGATAAAACACTTAAAAGAACTAAACGAAGAGTTCGGAATAACTAAATCTGATAGATGGTATTACTATAAAAAAATATCAATAATGGAGTTTATGGACATGGGGCTACAAACAGAAGACGAACACTTTTTTCTAAACAGATCAGGTAAACACATTAAAACAGGAATCAATTGATTAAAGGTAAAGTAAATATAGTAACACTAAACAAAGAAATAGATTACGAGAGTCTCGGAATACCAGTTCCAGATGGCGACGTAAAAGAAACTGATTACTATTTTAGAATAGACAACGTTTACGACGTAACACATTTAGAAAAAGACTTATATTTAGTTGGTTTTAATGACGATACACGTTATGAGATTAGACTAACTGAAACAGATATTAAAAAGATAGCGGAAATTTAAGTATATTTGTACTATGGAGATAGAAATAGAAAAAGCAGTTTACAGACTAAAAGATTTAGAAAGAGTATTAAGACGAGCAAGAAGTAAAGGAGCTTCACAAGGTAAAGTAGAGGTAAACGAAGAGAAGATAATCATTAAATGCAAATAGCAATATATTTAGTAATAGTAATAAGTTTTATGGTTTATGTCCAAGCAAAATCAAATAACGAAGATAACGGAACATTTCAGTAATAACCAAAGAAAAGCTAAATTAGCAGATAAGATAAAAGAACAAAGAAAATTTCATGATAAAAAAAGAAGTGGGTAGGTTCTTTTGGGTTAGAGATAAAAACTACCCTAAAGACAAGAGTCATTATATAATCAGTAATAATCGTTCAGAGATTATGTTTTCTATTTTTTTTGACATTTGGGATAATTACACAGAAAAAGAAAAGAGTATAATAGATTCTCATTTTGAACAATTAAGCATAAAAGATACATTTATTCCACACCAAACATGGAATAAGGAATTAACCGATAAGATTATCAATAAAACAGTATTAGTTAATGATAATGGTATTCATTATTAATAAATAAGATAAAAGAAAGTTATGGGAGCGCCAAAAGCAAATCAATTCTGGAAATTAAGAGAGAAAAGCGGTAGAGATAAGATATTTGAAACTCCAGAACAACTATGGGAACAATCAGTAGAATACTTTGAATGGTGTGATGAAAACCCATTAATAGAAATAGACTACAAAGGCAAAGACAATGAAATGGTAGACTACCCAAGAATGAGAGCGTACACTTGGGAAGGGCTAGAGCTTTATTTAGGAATAAGTAGTTTAAGACACTATAAAACTAATCCAAACTATAAAGATTTTTTGCAAGTCATAACACGTATAGAGAAAATTATCTATACACAGAAGTTTGAAGGGGCTGCTGCTGGTATGTTAAATCCAAACATAATAGCAAGAGATTTGGGTATATCTGATAAGCAAGAACAAACCATTATAGAGAAGAAACAAATATTTAAGATAGGAGATAAAGAAATTGAACTCTGAAACATTATTTGAGCCGTTTCAAAAACAATTAGAATTTCTTGAAGCTGTATTTGATAAAGAAATAGATATTGTTCTTTACGGTGGAGCGATTAGAGGCGGTAAGACTTTTGCTGGATTAGGAGCTTTATTATTACTTTGTAAGAAATACCCAAAAAGTAGATGGGCTATCGTTAGAACAGACTTACAAACTCTTAAACGTAATACAATACCATAATTTAACAAGATATGCCCACAGAGCTTCTTAAAAGCATACAATCAAGACACTCAAACGGTAACATTCAGAAACGAATCACAGATCATATTCTTTGCAGAGAACTACGACAAAGACAAAGAGCTGAACAGATGGAAAGGATTAGAGGTAAATGGATTTCTATTAGAAGAAGTAAACGAACTACAAGAGGCTTCTTTTAACAAAGCAATAGAGAGAGCTGGTTCTTTGATATTAAAAGATCAACCGCCTAAAAAGATATTAGCTACGTGCAACCCTGCTCAAAACTGGGTTAAAGAAAAGTTCTACGATAAATGGAAGAAATCAGAACTACCCGATAAGTGGCTTTATATTCCAGCTAAAATACACGATAACCCATTTATACCAAAAGACTATTTAGAGAGCCTTAAACAGCTTCCAGCGTATGACTATGAGGTATTCGTTAATGGTAACTGGGAGATACAACCAAGAACAGGTTATGAGTTTTATAAATCGTTTAATACCGACAAACACCGTAAGACAGTAAAATACAATCCAAACAAAGCTCTACATATTACTTTAGATTTTAACGTAGTTCCTTACATGACTATGTTAGTATGGCAAATATACAAACAAGGTAAAGGATGGCGATTAGAATGTATTAAAGAATACACTACACGACCACCAAAGAACACTACTAAAGGAATAGCAACAGAGTTCACTAAAGACTTCTCTAATCATGTTAACGGGTTGTTTTATTACGGTGATCCATCTGGAAAGAAAAGAGACACAAGAACACAACAGGGAGGTAACGATTTTACTATACTACACAACTCTTTAAAGAACTTCTTTCCAAAAGACAAAGTACTACGCTCTGCTCCAAGTATTAACGCAAGAGGTAACTTTATTAATTCTTTATTCGATGGATTAGTAGAAGACTGTGAAGTGATAATAGACGAAAACTGTAAAGAGTTTATAGCTGACTTAACTAACTTAAAAGAAGATGCAGACGGTAAGAAGCTAAAAGAGAAAGATAAAAAAGATGGTATCTCATTTGAGAAGTACGGTCATTTATCTGATGCGTTTGACTACTTTATCTGCAAAGTACTTGAGCCACAATACAAGAGTTTTATCGGTAAGAAAAGAAAGTTATTAAGTTAATCATAGAAACCTTTTCTATCTTTACCGTTTAACCAGTATTTAAAGTTATTATCAGGAATAAGAAAAGTATCTTTCTCAAGCGCTAAACCCATTCCGCAAGGAAAGAAAGAACAGCAACATTTATCAGTTAAATAAGCAAAGTATATTGTTTTGTTATTTTTACTATACGATCTATGATAGGGATGATAAGCGTTAAGAGGTGATTTCTCTTTTATTTCCCATCCGTCTTCGATAAGATATATTTCAAAACCAAATAAAGGTCTATTTACTCCCGTCATTTTCTTGAGTGGTATATTCTAAACTCGTTTATCATGTTGTTAATTATCCGTGATAAAGAATAGAATTTGTCTTTATTCTTATACTCTTTCTTAACAGCTTCTAAAAAACTTCTATTTGAATCTGTTACTTTAAAATTAATGTTTCCCATATTTGTACAAAAATACAAATAATAACTACATAAAAGCACGTTACTAAAGTACTTTTGTTAATGATGTTTGTTTGTCCAAACAAAATTTTAATAAAATGAGTGCAATAACATGTGTATGTGCTGATCCTTTAGCTTCAGTTACAAACGATCCCTGCTCTGCTGTTAAATACGGAAACCAAATTGTAAAGATATTCGTTCAGAAGATGGACGGAGTGCCTTTCGATGGAACGTTATTAAATGACGCTACCGTAGAAGCTGACTGGGATACTAAATTGGCTGCTGTTGACGATGATAAAATTATCTCTATTGGTAATATTGTCGGAACAAGAGAAAGTGCTGCTCCTACCATTGAAGAAGGAAACGATGTTCCTTACGGTGGTGCAGAAGTAATCGACAGACCACAAACTATTTCTTTTATGATGAAGTATTTTTCAGAAACTTCATTTGCTGAATTAGATCAGTCTGTTTGCTGGGGCAAAGTGCGGTTTTGGTTCTTGGATAACGAGAACTGGTTATTT